CTGTCGATAAAAGCACAATGTGTATATGGAAGTACCAGAACACATTGTTTTTAGTTAGTATGGATTAATGTTATCCCACCAATTAACATTCGTTACTTGACATAAACGTATTATGTAAATGCTAAGCATGGCTAACTTTTACTGATCACATATACGTATGAGATCTAATTAGCGTAATTTACGCTACAGATTGGGCAGACCAGTCAACGGTGTGTGGAACACCTATAGAAAAACCAACTCCTAACTGTTGAACTCTTTTAGAGTATGTTAGTTCAGATGATGTGGTAATCATTTGACTCTTAGGACGTAGTGGAGACGTCGTTTATTATAGTTTTTCTAGTGGAAAGCACGACTTACATTATTTTGTTCAGATTAGTACCTGAATAGTAGATGCAAGTCAGACCGGAGATGTTCATTTAAATGGTTGCGATGGACTATACACTCAAACAAACTAGATAGGAAGCAAAGGGCTAATCCCCCTTTGTGTGTGTTACAGTCCTGTGATGGGACTCCTTATACCTTTAATTTAGTAACAACAATCTTAATCAACAAACTCGAACCACAACCCATAATGAGAAAGAATCACATACTTCACCGATGCTCTATGAAGAAAGTGATGAAAAATATTGTAAAAGAATCATGTCACCAGAAGAATATTCAGAATGGTTGACATTGAATTCTTATTACAAGGACAAATTCCAGAAGAAAAAGAATGCCGAGAGAGTTCAAATCAATCGGCAATCTTCTAGGAAAATAAAAAGCTCTAAGAAAAAGAGCAAGGCTCGCAGAAAACGAGCTAAACAAGTGCAATCGCATGGCGTGATAGATCAAGGAATGGCTTACATTCAGCAATGTATAGTCGAAGCTGGTATTAAATCCAGTGAACAATTACTTGATTTTATTGAGAACGTTGCGCTTTTGTATAGCGGCATTGAAAACGCAGCAAATAATCTCGGAGTGTTTACAGCTCTATTAACATATTTGAAAACCCATATCAAGG